TTAAAGTCTAGGTAAATAAATTCAGCTGTTTTTGTAGGTTGTAAATAAACTGCACCAATTAATTCATTTCTATCAATTACATCTGGTGTGTTATTTGAATTATCCATTACAACTTTAAATGCATATAAACCTTGTCTTTGTTGTACTGATTCTAAGTAAGGGTTAACTTGGCTTAAGAATGTATTTCTTGTAGCTGCTGTATTTTGTTCAAATACTAATGTATCAGCGATTTGTGAAATATAATTTTTAAGTGTGATTAATAATCTTCTTACATTTACTCTATCTAAAGCTGAAGCTTTTGTTTGGAGAGTTTTTTGTCCAAATACTACAACTCCTTGTCCTGGGAATGTTGCAATTGGATTAACTTTTCCAGTATATAAATCATCTCTATTAGTATTAGTTAATTTTCTTTCTGCTTGATTAACTACTCCTAATCCACCTCTATTAATACCTGCTGGTGCAAACCATGGCTCTCCTGCTCTATCATTATAAGCATAAACACCTGGTATCATTGTTGAAGCTGGAACCCATACTAATTCTCTTGAATCTGGATCTATTACTTGTAACCACGGCCAATAAGTAGCTACATATGAAGAATCAACTGAAGCTGCTTGTGCTGTTACTTGTGTTAATGAAGAATCATAATTAACTAAATCTCCTACAAATATTGCATCTCCTCTTGTTTCACAATTTGATTGAATTGTTGTCCAACCTGCTCCTGTAGTAGAATTTGCTAATACTAAACCTGGAGCTGTGATTAAATTATATCTAAAATCATCTCTATTAGCTAATAGATTAATTGCTATATCATAATCTGATCCAATCATACCTTGAGAATCTGTATCATCGATATTATTATAAAAGTTTGAAGGTGTTCCACTTCCTGTTATATTACCTTCACCAGCACCAAATGCTCCTGATTGTGCTGCAGGTATTGATCCTGTAAATATGTCTTTAGGAACTCCTGCATTATCAAAATAATTTGGAGTTTGAGCATCAACAGATTTTACTCTTATAAATCTTGAAGCATTAGGATAAGATCCAGATGACTGTAAATAATAAGCTCCGGTTGATCCTTGTACGTTTTGTACTTGATCACCAATTACTTTTGAAATATAATTTGTAGCTAATGGATCTAAGGATAAATTTGAGAAAGTTTCAACTACTTGTTTTGCAGTAGTAGTATCATTACCTTGTCTAACTATTAATGAAAATACACCTGATGAAGTATTTGGATTTGTTATTTCCCATCTAAAATTATCAGCTGATCCTGATGTTAAGGTACCATTTGTTCCTGTAGCTGTACCTGACCCTGTACTATTCATTATATTACCGTGGGATAATGTTTCTAGTGTAAAAGGAGATACATTAGCTGATACAGTTGTTCCAACTGATCCTGTATTAATATATGAAGATGTAGCTGGTGTAAAATCTTCTGGAGTAACTCTAGTTACTAATAATGTACTTCCTCCATTTTGGAAATAATTATAAGCTGATATAGAGGTGAAAAATGTAAATTGGTTTGATCCACTTAAAAAAGTAGTACCAAAAGCAGCCTGATATTCCGAATAACTAGTTACTAATTTAGGAATATTTTGTTGGCCTTTTACAGTTGGTCCAATAATTGCAGCTCCTGCTTGTATAGGACCTGCTGTTATTTGTGATTGGTCGTTTTCTCTTGCTAAAACACCCGGTGATATTAATACTTCTGCCATTTTATGTTATTTTATTTTATTATAAATATTATATTTTTTTTAAAAAACTATTCTATTGGGGTAAATCTTCCTGTTTCTAATGAAACATTTCCTTTACCATATTTTATTTCTAATTCTTTAGCTATTTTAATTTCTTCTTGTTGGATTCTATCTAATTCTATTTCTAAAGTTTTTTTATTCTTTTGTAAATTTAATATTCCAATTTCTACTTCTCCAACTCGTCCTACTAAAATCTGGAAATCTTCTCGTACTTTTTTAACATTTTCAATTTCGGTTTCGGTTAAAACTTTTTCTTTTGACATTACTTTTATTAGTTAATTAATAATTAAATTTATTATCATTTATACATATTAATAAATTATTTAAAAATTAATTAGTACTACAAGTTATTCAGGTGGAAGTGTTGGTGGTACTCTATTAGTATTAATTCTGTTAGAAGGTACTCTTGTTGAAGGAGGATCTACAAATCCTACAAAACCCCCATGAGGTATATTTGTTCTATTAGGTGGAGAAGATTCTACTTCCTCTATATTACTTACCATTTCAGGGTTAAATGAAATTTTAGCTTTGCTATTATATTTGTTAATTGAAGATAAATCTTTTTGAAGTATATTTGGTACTATATACCCATACATTTTAATACTAAAAGTACTTTTAACTACTCTGTCTTGATCTGCAGGCATTTCTACATTAGTTGATACTGAGTCTATTCTAGCTCTAAATTGGTATCTTTCAGGATTTCCCCAATATGAATCAGATGCATAATTTATAGCTTCTACTATACCATTCATTTGTTCAACATAATAAGTTGAAATAATACAATCATAGTTTAAAGTTACATAATCAGGAACTACTACAGCGTACATATCTTTTGTTGGTCTTCTATTATTTAATAAATTAAACTTATTATAAGTGTTATTAGCACTGTAAGATTTTTCATATACTCTATAATTATTTGGGAAATTTGCATCTAATTTATTAGTAACATTTCTATTTTTTTCAATATTAGTTCTTTTAAAAGTGATTAAAGGCATCATTATTCTACCTTTTTTATCTCTAAAATAACCATTTTTTTGAATTTGATTCCATCTTTCTGAGTCAGCGTATATTACAGGAACTTCTACTCTTTTACCGTTTTGGACAACTGTTGGTTTAATTACGTTATTAAAATAATAAAGTATAGTTTCATCTATATCATATAGTCCTACAGTAAAAGGTTTTACAGTATCATCCTTAAATGAAATTTGATTACTTCTATTTGTTAATTGGTAGTCAGCATTATTAGGATTGCCTGATTCCTGAGAATAAGGATGGTGCATTCCTTTGCTTATCTCTTTTTGAGATTTAGGTATTACTTTTCTTCCTCTACTGGACATGTTTTATACTTGATATTAATCTTTCTTGTGAAATACCAACTCTATCTGCTGGTACATAATGTGCTTCTGCTATTATTGATACATCATAACCAAAACTAGCTAAGTCTGAATTACCATAAGGATTATACCCATCATCATCTTGATTTGGATAGTCTGGGTCTTTTCCTACAAATAATTGATTATTAATTAAATTATAGATTTCATAGTACCCATTTTCATACCATATTATATCTCCTACTTCAGGAACGATTACCCCTATTTTACCTGTTCCATTAGATTCTACTCCTGCTAAATCATCTCTTAAAAATTTAAAGGTACGACCACCTGCAAAATCAACACCTAAATCTGAGTTAGGTGAGCTTTGGTCTTGTCTATCAATTAATACATTAAGTAACATTGGAGCTTCATAATATTTTTCTTCGGCTGCTTCTCCATAAATATTAACATTAGTTTCTTCTAATCTAAATTTATAAAGGGCACATTCTTGAACAATAATGTCCCACATTAGTTCTCTACTAATTCCTCTAAACATACTTACGTCTCTTGCTCCTCCAAATAATGCCATATTATCCTATATAAATTGGGTAAGGTACTGCTGCTTCTATTTTTTGTAATGATTCTGCTTCAGCTGCTTTAACTGCTAATAAATTACTTCTTGATGTTTCATCAAAATATTCTCTTAATCTTGTAATTAATGCTAATTTTTCACCTGTTGCTGCTGCTAATAAATCAGATTGATTTAAAGTTGTTTCTGCTCCAGGAATTGGTACTTGTGTATATTTACCTCTAATATATCCTAATATTTCTTTACATACAGCTAATGTATAATCAAATATCCAACTTCTACCAATAGAATTAATTTCACAATAATCAGGATTACAATAATTAACATTTGAAACATTAGTTACATTATATTGTCCTTTAGGATATTTAGATATAGGATTATTTCTTTCAGACATTTTTATATATTGTATATTTAAATGCCCATTTTGTTGAGGTATTGGAAATATTCTTAAGTTATTATTAATTAATTCAAATGAAAATTGTGATCTTCTAACTGTATCACTCATTTCTATTGCTTGAATTTTTGCAATATCAAAATTAAGAGGCATTAATAAAAAATTAGTTGCAGGAGAATAATTACCCCATCCAAAAGAATCCATCATATTCATTATTCCTGTACCTGTACCAGCATAAGGATCAAAGAATTTAACGATTGCTGGTGTTGCTTCAAAAAATACTCTTTTTACTTCAATAAAATCTTCATTATTTAATCCCAAAGAAGCTGATGCCCATGTTTTTAAATCATAATCTTGTTGACCAGATGTAACAGGAATAGATGCTGAATACCAAGTTGTGGTTCCTCCAGTACCTGCTTCTTCTCCATATTGTTCTGAATATCTTACTACACTAGCAAAATTAGGAGTTATTAATTCATGGTTTAAATTTGAAGCTGTTGGGGATCCTTCAATAGATAAATAGTTTTCTCTTACTTTATATGCATATAATTCATTACCATAAGTTGTAACTGCATCTTCAAATGCAGCATAAAAATTTAAATCTTGTAATTCAACATCCATTATAGGATAACCTAATCTTCTTGCAACATATGTTACTACTCTATCAGCATCTGTTTGGAAATCATATTGATTATCATAAAATCCAAAAGGTGTATCTCCAGGAAAAAAAGATGATGAACCAGGATAAATTGGGATTACAGCCATAATTATAATTTTATTATAAATATAGAAAAAAGTCGTCTAATCAACAACAATTTCAATACAATAATAATCTTTTCTATCAAAATATTTATAATTCATGTTTTTAGTAGGAGGATTAACATTAACTTTTGTAACTGTTAATTTACTGTTAGTATCTTTAAATTGATTTTCAATTATCTGTTTTGGGGTTGGGGTATAATAAGTTATTATTCCTTTAGATTTTAAATGATTTTTAGCTATAGGAATAAAATTATAATAGTTTTTATCTTCCCAAGTATCATGCATTATACCATCATATTTTTTATTTGGAATACTATTAAACCAATCACCTTTTATAGGAATAACATTAGGTTTATCTTTAGCCCATTCTAATAATCTATCAAAAACTTGATCATGTATTTCAATTATAGTATGAGATTTAATGTTAGCTTGTTGTATAAAACTAGAGCATACCCCCATTCCAAATCCTATTTCTAATATATCTCCTCCATTTTTAGTTACAACTCTAGCATGTTCTTTCATAATAGGAGTTTCCCAATCCATCATTACTTCATGATTTCTTTCATCTAGAATTTTATCTTTTAAAAAAGTATACATTAACAACTAGCGAAATTTGATATTATTCCTTCACCACTACATTGAAAACTAAACTTACTTCTACCAGAAAAATATACAAAAAAATTAGTACCACCTCCAAAAGGTTCAAAAAATGTATCATCATTAAAAATTACATTTCCATCAGCAAATGAACCAGGTGAATATACTTCATGAGGATATGTTGTTCCTATTTCATTACAAGCATCTGTTGCACTAGTTACTCCTTCTAATTCTTCCGTATATGCATAAATTACATAAGTATTTGCTGAAGGAGAATCAACATCATTAGTCATTATCATGTTTGCTTCATCTTTATCACTTGCATCTGTATCTTGGTAACCTTGAACTGCTACATTACATAAGAAAAAATCACCAGCATTAGCTGATGTTCCTGTTCCTGAGCCGTTTCCAAAATAAGCTGATGATAGATGTGGGGTTGTTGTATTTTGACCAGAAAAGGGCATTGCTTCTTGAAAAGTTCCTGCAGAATTAAATCTCATTATTACATCACCATAATCAGGATATTCTCGAGCAGATCCAGACCAACCTGCTTTTACAAAAGCATTCCAAGCTGCACCTCCTCCACTTACGCACATTCTACCATGAGCAGTTGCTGATGTAAATGATGTCATTTCTGTTCCATTACCATCACCTTGTGATTCAGCTGCAAATATAGTTCCAGCTCTAACAGTTCCTGCAAAGGATGAATTATATACAACAGATGCCTCTCCACTAAAATAATTTCCTCCTGTTATTGTAGAAACACCATCAGAAGTAAAAGTATTCCCATTACCAGTACCTAAGGAGCCTATGATTGTTACAGATTGATTATCAACATCTCTTCCCAAAATATCATCTCCTCCCCCTGCATCTGTTCTTCCACATTCTGCGTTATTTACTGAAAAAGTATGGCCATTTGAAGAATACCAACCATATAAATTTTCTTGTGACATAGGATACATCATAACAATGTCAGATGATGGATATTCTCCACGAACACAACAAGTTAAACCACTTGTTTGGATATAATAATTTCCTTGAGTAGCTGTTGGACCAAATGAAACATAAGATCCTGCAGTTATAGTTCCTGAAGCTGCTGAAGTCATAGAAGTAACATTTGCATCTGATGTAGATGTACGTAATATAACATATGAAGTACTATTAGCACTATCTAAATTAAAAATATGAAAAGTTATAGTTCGTCTATCTATTCTTGTAGCAAATTGATAACCCATATATCCCCCATAAGCTCCTTGAACACCTGGGTTTGTACTATGATAAAAAACAAAAGGTTTATCACCAGATATTCTATCTCCAACTACTAATGAATTTAATGATAAAGTACCTCTTGCTGAAGTAATTGTTCCAGCTGATGAACCATTTTTATAAATTGTAGTTGTACCACTTTTAAAACTTCTAGCTACATAATTTCCATTATAACTGCAAAAATAAGTATTACTATTAGCATCTTGACCTGTAGGAGATTGGAGGGTTCTAAAATGACCTGTAGCAAAATTATTTGCAGCATATGAATTATCTAACCCATTTAAATCATCTAATTCATAATTACCAGTTACAGCAATATTTGGAAGTGCTGCTTGTGCTCCTATAGTATTAAATACATCTTCTATTCCATAATTATTAGCTACGGTAACTGAACCTCTAGTTAAAATTAAAGAACTTACTGAAGCTGAAGTTAATGATGTTGAAGCCATAACTATTTATTTTCCAAATTTTTAATTTTAATGTTAAGTTCTTTAACAGCTTCAATTAATACAGCTACTAATCTATCGTATCTAACCGCTTTATAACCATTAGCTCTTGTATCAACTAATTCTGGGAATATAGCTTCTATTTCTTGTGCTATAACACCTACATCATGTCCTTCATTAGCATGTATAGCTTGTGTTTTATTAGCTTCAAATTCTAACCAATCAAATTCAACACCATTCATCATTATTACTTTATCTAAAGCATTAGGTATAGGTAATATATTAGTTTTTAATCTTCTATCTGATGTTGCAAATGCAATAACGTCATTTTCAGCTCTAATTAAACCATCTGTACTATTTGTTCCAGCTGATAGTCCTACATTTAATCTTTCAACTGTTAGTATTCCATCAGTATTTGCAAATACCATATCATTTGATCCTGCTGCAACCCCACTATTATTATAAATAACTTGAGTATTTGAACCTCCTATTGGGCCTGTTGTACCTTGTGTTCCTTGTGAACCTGTTCCACCTGAAGTACCTGTAATACCTTGAGTTCCTTGTGTTCCTTGTGAACCTGTTCCTCCTGTACCTCCTGTATTACCTGTTATACCTTGTCTACCCTGTATACCTTGTCT